ATATTATCTGCCCACAGATCCTGAGGCTCGCCACCATCAGGAGACTCAGTGACATTGGTCAAGCCATTCCAAACGACACCGTTCTCATAAGTGCCATCAGTATCCTGAGGGAACAGCACACCATGGTCAACACCAATCTCATAAAACCGCTCGCCGGTCTTATCCCATTCAAGTTTTGCCATAATTCAAAACCTCCATTTAATGGTTAAATATGTTGTTAGAAATAAACCGTATACGGATAATGGTAGAGCCCATCTGCCGTATACGGTCTTTCTGCCGAACTAAACATTAATTCGCCGACCATATCTGGATATAGACTATCCGGATTTGTGTCGACAACGGTTACAGTATATCGTTTCTTATTAGCGTACTTTTTGTTATCCGCCCGAGTCGGTTTTTCGCCAGAAAGTGAATACACAATACATGGATAATGCATATTAATTGTAGCAGAAGGCTGAAAATACACGTAATCGAGGATCTTATGCAATTCAGCACTTAAATCAGCTCGTTTGCCCGCCATGATACAGCCCTCCTAACGTAAGAGTAATTCTCGGACGATCGATAGTAATGGTTTTAACGGCCCATTTTTGCTGTAAAAACCAGACATACCGAATTTCTCCGATATGCTGGTATGCAAAATCATCAGCAACAATACTAATCGAATTAGTAACGTTAATATTTGAGTTTATTCCTTCACCGTTTTCCCATTGACGAGTGTTTTTCAAAACATCGCCATAGTAAAGTTTTTCGGTGACTTGCTCAGTGAAGACATCAGGAGAAGTCTCCTCGGCAATCACATAGCCAACTTTTCCTGCAAAACGCATTTTGAAAAATCACTCCTGTCAAATGTTAAGCCTTTAACAAATTATCCAATAAAATCAAGCCGCAGCAACAATCTCCAGAGCAATAGCACCGTAAGGAACAGTCATAGCACCAGAGATACGAGTCTCGATCAGATACTTCATCTGGTTGTAATCAATGTCAAAGTCCTCGAACAGAGAAGTCTGACCACGCTTATCGGAGCCGATAGTATAGTCGCGAGGATTAACAATAATCGCAGCCAGAGTACGAACATTGCCATCACTATCGGTACGAGTCTGATTAGCCAGCACAGGCACAGCGACGATCTTAGAAACCAGCAGTTTAGAAGCAAGAGCGTTCACATCGGTGTACAGAGGACGACCAATCGTATCCTCAAGCAGAAGCATATTAGTCAACTGAGCATCAGATACAAACATGATCGGATTGCCAGAACCCTTATAATCAACATGTGCCTTAACAGCAGCCTTAATCAGAGCTTTCGCCAAGCTATCATCCGTTGCATCGGTGCCCGAATTGACAGCAACTTTAATAGTGTAAAGATCATCGTCAGTCCAGATAGGACGAACGTGAGTCTCGGAGACGTGATCCTCGGAAGCAGCGGTACGGCCATCGCCAACAAGGATGCAACGAGCAATCTCCTCTTTGAGCATGACCTGCATCTCGCCCTTCAGGAATGCAACAACGTCGAAATCAGTGATGTCACTCACGTCATCACGGTCGATGCGCTGTTTCTTATAAATGGTCTGCGGATCAGTAGTACGCTTCAGAAGAGCGAAGACCTCATCCTTCTTAAGTTTGCCCTTGATATAACCCAAGGCACGAGCCTCGTCAGCGGTAATATCAGCGTGCAGGCTCTTGATGCGGCTGAACGGAACCTTACGAACAGAACCCATAAGGCTCTCAACCCAAGCCATGTCGCGGCTGATAAACGTCGGCTTATCAGTCAGAGACTTGTAGTCAGGGAACAGATAATCGACGTTGGTCATGCCGTAGGTCTGAGTATCATCATGCTGAATGTAGTCGAGGTTCTCCATGCCGTGACGACGAGCAGCCTCGCGCAGAGAACCGCAACGACGACCGTCCTCCATAACCTCCATCATAGCATCATGGCTAATCACGTCCTCAGTGTAGCCACGACCGTTGTTGTCTTCAAAAGCATTATGCTTAACCATTTCGGTATCCTCCGTATCTTTTTCCTCAGTACCCTTATCGCCAGATTCCTCAAGTGCCTGACCAATCAGAGCGTACATAACGTTCTTCTGCTCTTCTGTCATAGAATCGATAACGTCTTTGACGGTCTTCTCATCAGTATTAGTAGTGTTTTCAGCCATTTTCTGGTCCTCACTTTCTTTAGTAGGTTTAGTTTCAGCAGCTTCTTCAGATTCAGAAGAAGGAATTTCAGTCTGACTATCCTCGACTTTTTCGTCTTTCTTCTCTTGCTCTTTTGTAGCTGCATGTTCGATTTCGTCGGGCATATCATCCGCACGAACGACACCATCCGTCCAGATAATACCTTCATCCCATTCGCCATCTGCGCCATGAACAACATTCGTTGCCTCGATCTGAGCACCAGGATTAGCACCGGACAAAACAAGACTCACTTCACGGATAACGCCGTGAACAATATCTTTTCGTCCAACACCCGCACGTTTGAGATTATTAGCCCAAATACTCATCGAATTGACGTCACCCGCATCAACGATCGTCTTTGCAGCACGACCCGCTTCGGAGTCATTAAGCTTAATATATCCGTAAACGCCGTCTTTCCGGTTTTCGAGAACGGCATGTCCAATGACAGCTTCGGGATCATCATGATTATGTTGCCATACGAGCGGTACCGTTGAACCGTTCTGATCAGCAAATGCATTCTCACGAATTACTACACCGTCACTGCACCGAACGTTGTTCTTGGTGACGTAACCAGCAAAATCATATGTTTTTGCCATAGAATCACCTCGAACCTTCTATTGCGTTCCTAGCGATAGCAGCATAATCAATAATTCCATCTGTAACTTGTTCGTTACTATCTCCAGAGTTTACTTCTGTCGATTGCGTCTGAGATTGTGCTGTATCACCAGTTCCATTTTGAACTTGTGAACCATCATCTATTGACATATTTGCATTCGCAGCATCTGTGCCTTGAGGAATCAGGTTCTTATTACGCAACTCGTCAGCAGCAGGATCATCCGCAGGCTTCATACCAAGAATCTGCCTGATTTCGTTCGAGCTGCAAATCTCATTGCGCGTCAGCTTATCCGCAATATCGGCCACCTTATCAACAGTGATAAAGCGGAACGGATCACGGAAGTAATAAATAGTCTGATTTTGCGTTCGAGCGGTACGAGAAAGGAATTTACGCTTAAACTCATCCGTAATTGCAGCAACAATAACTTCAACCGTACGATTCAAGTAGTTCGTCATGACTTCGTTGTTCGCCGTGCCGTTTAATATCTCCGGCGTCATACCAAGCTGAGAATAGACTTGAGTCGTAAGATCTTGAATTTGTGATTGCAAATTATTATCAAGACTTCGATTAAGTTGCACAATCTTTTCTGTACCATCTGTATACGCAATGCCGTATTTACTACCGCTAAGCTGATCTTCTATATCTTTACGTCTCGCCTCGGCCTGAATTTTACGAGCCTCCGATTTAATAACATACGGAAGCTGTATAATCAAGTCGAGTTTCCCACTAGATGACTGTTCATCGATAGAATCGAGAAGACCCATCTTGTAAGAAAGTCGACGCAAAGTACTATTGGGTTCGTTCATTACCGCGTAAAACGGATTTTCAATAATTGCAACGACTCGCTTTGGCCATCGCATTGTCTCTCGCTGTCCGGTTCTGTCGTTATATGCTTCTATATCAACATAATCTGGATACCACTGCGTAATTCGACCAACACGCATCGACAGAACATCAAAACTATCAGTTGTAAAGATGTTCTTCGCATATTTCGGAAGATCTGAATCGACTGGGATAACAGCAATCACGCCCTCATCAAACAAAGAAAGCACGAGATCTTGAAAGAACGCTCGTGCTGTTTGATCTTTGTTAGCTGATAAAGTAAGACATTCGTTTAGTCCATCTTTGATCTCTTCCGTCATGCGACCTTTATCGTCAAGACGCGCGTGAATGATCGTAGTGGTGCTTACATCGAGAGCGATTCGATTGAAAATCGCTGCGATTATTGTCCGATCAGCGCTATAACGCATTCGAACGCGGTCTGGCCTATAAAAGTAACCAGATCCGACGTTCGTAGTCATTTCGACAGTCGGATCTTTGTTCCGAAACGCATTCCAAGCGTTCTTAAATCTATCGACTAAAGCCATTTTGAAATTTCTCTCCTGTAATTAAGGCAAATTTTTAATAGTCGTGTAAACTAAGAGCCATAACGAGCGTTATTAATTACACGAGAAATAAAATTCTTACCGGTTTTTTGATAAAGTTGAGTCGCTTTGTACCATTCTTCGGAAGCTCTATCGGAATAATCTGACGCATTATCATAAAGCTTCGAATATTCTTTAGCCTCTGGAGTTTTATTTTTAATAGCCGCAACTGTTCGACTGATAGGGTTTTTACCGATTTTCATACGAGCATTGTGAACCTCATCCCACATCTCATCTGACTTATCAGCCATCGAAGTCGCTTTGTCATATTGTTTCGAATACGCCTTAACAGCAGCTTTCGTTTGATTGACTTTAGCCTGACGTTTTGCTTTAGCACTTGAAACTGCACCGTCTACAGAAGACTTGACGCTGGACACGGCTTGCTGAACTTTACCACCACTAGAATATCTCGCTCTTCCTTCTGGCGTTAAAGACATATCATCGTTCTGATAACGACGAACGCCCCACTTTTGACCTTTAATACCATAGTGAGCAACATAATCTTCAGTTGTTTTGTTAACCCACATTCGAGACTACCCCCTTAGCTGTTTGATAGCCAAAGCAATACTAAGCGCCGAACTTGTAATCGCAAGGCCTGTTGCAGCACCAGTTAAAATCTTGTTGGCGTATTCTTTACCACGATTCGTTACCTCTGGTGCAAAAAGATCATTGTATTGACGTTCAAGAAGTGCGCGATTAATTTGATCACGCATTTCTTTATCGGTCATATTACTCAAATCCATTCTCACTTTCTTCTTGGTCTGTTGATTCGAGGTGGGCGTATTTTTTAACTGATTAACCATCGACGAACTGGCATCGGTGAGGCGTTTTGTACGTTCAAGGTCTTGCTCTACCCATTTACTAGCATTGGGTTTATAAACGGTACCTTTGTTTTTCTTTCCGGTTCCGACAGCCAAACCATCCGAGCCAATCTCCCAATTATTTTCTTTTGCATCTCGCTCATAACGTTTTTTACCAGCGGCGGTCAATGTGCCATCTTCATTCTGATAACGACGAACGCCCCACTTCATGCCTTTAATGCCGTGATGAGCGATATAATCTGTAGTCAAGATTTCGCCTCCTCTTATTCATTGATCGTCTTAATAAGAAGATCTTTCATTCCCTTACCAAGATCTGAATTCACAAAGTCATTACCAGCTTTAACGATCTTATCTGAATTCTCAAGAAAAGCAGCTGTAGCATTAACTGTCGCAACCGCAGCAGCTACATATTTTACACCTTTCTTAATCCTAGAAGTGTTCGGATTATTCTTCTTATATTCGTTTTCAAGTTTTTGACGTTCGTTGAGCTTACGCAGCTCGTCATTTGTCATTTCGTTTACATGCTTCGAAGATATGGTCCTTGACTCTTTATAATCATTGCTCCACTTCTCTGGATCACCATAGCGCTTCTTGCCAGCAGCCGTATAAGAGCCGTCTTCGTTCTGATAACGACGAACGCCCCACTTCATACCAAGAATACCATGATGAGAAATATAGTCAGCCATAATATCACCTCCTCTTACGTATTTGTATAATTAAGGGCAGACAAAATTTGATCAAACGACAAAGTTGTATTGGGATGTTCTTGACGATATTGCCTTACAGCCGCAGACTGAGCACTCGAACGACTACTACGTCCAGAAGATTTGCTAACACCAAGATAGTCCTCATATTTTCTTGTAACATAAGATTCACATTCGGACACTGTTTTCGAACCCAGCTCTCGCACTAAATTCACAGTGTTCGCATATGGTTCTTTTGTGATACGTTCTGTATTATACTTCTTATACAAAGTATCTGCTATATCAGACTTAACTTCAGTAACAGCAGACAACTTGACAGAATCAGTGTCGAAGACGATCATAGGACGTTTTGCATGGTAAGATGAATAATCCTTATCATTATAATCAAGAATGGCTCCGTAACCTTTCTTCTTAAGGGTATCATAAAACTGATTTTGTGCAGCAATCTCTTGATCGTCATGATATACAAGCGAAAGGTTAAACGCTTTATAAATCGCTTGCTTTTCAGAAGAAGTCAAACGATTCACGTCACCTTTAAGAGCATTTTGAGCACGAGAGAACAAAATTTGTTGCGAAGGTCGAAGCATCTTAGTCTTTGAATCCGCAATCGAGTGTTCAAGATTCGCCTTAAACGTATCATCCTTAAGCAAATCAGCCGTAATATTACGAACATTCTCATCGGATGGAACTTTAAGTTTCTTTATAGTATCAAGAGAAAGTTGATAAACTTTCATATTATCCGCTTTTTCTCTAAGCTCTTTAGCTGTCTGCTGGGCATTAGCAAGACCAGATTCATTAGCGAGTTTCTCAGCAGCTTTTGCATCGTTCTCGGCACGACGAGTAAGACTACGAGTATAAAGTCCCTTATACTTATCTTGATCGTCCTTCTTATACGTCGCATAAAACGCAAAGTTCTCGAACTCATCAGTTGTCTGAATGCGTTTAAATGTTGTACCCTCGTTAAGATAAGAATCAACATACTGTCGACCTGTAACACGATATTTAATATCATTAACAAGATCTTTATATGTTTTCTTTTCAGAATTTTTATTTTTCTGCCAATCTTTCGCAGCGCTTATAATTTTCTGCCCAGTATCACTCTTACAAAAAGCATAAGCGCCGACTGCCGTGGCTGTTAAAGCCGCGATAGCGACGCCTGTTTTTACGTATTTGGATTTTCGCTTTTCTTGTTCCGATTTCGATGACTGATTGGATGAATCCGAAGTAGTCGATACACTACTTGAACCAGAATCGCTTGACTGGGTCGTTCTAGATGTGCTTGAAGATGATCCAGAATTCACAATCCCGTATTTTCCAAACCCTTTATAACCATATCTAGATTGGCCAGCCGCTGTTAACGATCCGTCAGCATTCTGGTACCGTCTTACACCCCATTGCTGACCTTTTATGCCATAATGCGCGATATAGTCATAATCAGCATAATATACTGGCACACTTTTACCTCCTTATCCAAACGTCTCTCGATTATTCTTATAAGCCACATACGCATCCATCAACGCAGAAACCGGGTCGATCTTCTGTTCGTAACGACGTTTCATGAGCTTACGGTTACCATTCGAGTCCTCCATGACGATGCAGTTACCCATTGCAAACTGCATGACAGACTCGTCAAACAGAAGCTTTCTCTGCTCAGAATAAATCTTAAGCTCACCAAGAGGCACAGTCTCAGTCTTATAGCCTTGACGCACCATATCAACACCAAATGGGCCATTTTCAGCCGACCACCGATCGATAAACCCTTGAGCATTATACGGATCGTACCCTACGCATCGGACATCGTACTTAAAGTTATCAATAAACGCATCGAGGTCGTCGTAAACCTCCATCATATCGAGAACCGTTTTCTCCTGTACGATTACGCTACCTTCAGAGATAAACTCGTCATACTTCGCTCGCATAGCAGGGGCAAGCTTATTAAGCTTCGTAACTGAGATGTAATTTCGAGTCTTGATTCCAAACATGTCGTCTTGTAACGGAAACAAAAAAGTAAATGCGCAAAAGTCATCGCCTTGTGAAAGGTCGGCACCCATTGCGCATTGCATCTGCCAGAACTGTTGTTTTTGATGAGGTAAAGTCTCTTCGTAGCTGAAATAATAAGTATAGCCCTCCATTGGCCAGTTAAATCGCTTAGCCAAAATATCATTACGATTAACAGGCGCTTTCTCAGCTCGCTCAACATCAAGCTGAATTGTTTGATAGCTTACTGTATAAGCCGTAACTCCAGCACGTGGACCAATGTTAGGATTGGCTTTAATCCACATTTCGGGCTTGCCAACTTCGTCGAGAGAATCTATCTTATAATAAAATATCGAACAGAACGGATTCTCGTACTTGCCACGAAGAATGTCCTCCAGCTCCATTTTGATAGAGTCGCCGGGACCATTTCGAACTGTGCCTTCCGAGGAGACGGCCATGATGAGATAGTCGTCAACTTTAGCAGCGCCTTGTTCGATGGCACCAATAACATCCTCTCGAATGTCGCCCGAAAGCCATTCATCAACTGTCGCAACCTTACAACGCATACCCTGAAGCTTATCGATTGTCATAGGACGCACTTCGATAAGACTTCCAGTCAGATCGTTTTGGATACCTTTCTTAGACGAATAAAGCTTCGGACGCATCGATGAATTTTTGGACGAGTTAATCGAGCCTTCCGTTAAAAACTTAAGAAGTGGCCCGTGGGCTCTGGAGATAGCAGTTCGAATCGGAGCCATAACCTCATCAGCTTGCTTCATCGTCGGAGCAGTCGTGATCTGATATGTAGTTGTCGTATCAACATTCTGCATATAAGACTGCACGAAAGACTCAAACAGACTCTTCGCATTAGATCTTGCTATGATGAGATAAAACTTATTGATGAGCCGCTTTTTAATTCGCTTTGTTACATAATGACCTGCTGGCGCCACATCATATGGTTCCCAAACGGTCATATCGACAAAGTAATACCAGCCGAAAATCTCTTCGCCCCAAAGCTTGAACGAGTCGAGCAGCTTAACATCTGAGCCGTCAGTCAAAGTCATCTCGTTTTCACAATAACGGATAAAACCTTCGACTACAGCGTCATCGAAATATATCCCCGGGTTCGCTATGCGCTCATCGATCCGACTCATCTCCATAGCAATCTCCCTGCATACCGGGATTTCGCCTGATAAGACCTTTTCACGGAATGCCGCGTAATACTTAGGGATCGCTGTGTTTGAGAGTGCCACGAATTGAGAGCCTCCTTTTTAATACTGTAAAACATTACTACTTTAAAGTAAAGAATTTAGTAACCTCAATGAGACTTGAAATGCCGCCGCATTACAAAGATTATTCGAAGAAGGACTAAAACAAATAATCTAAGTTATCATTTCAAGCCTCAATGAGGTTACTAAAAATAATTACAAATATTAAAAATTATTTTACCTTGCTTAATCTTTCCTTTAAATTAATATACTCTTCACTAGTTAATTTATTACAATTAAAGAGTTTCTCAATTTTTTCAGCAAGACCATCTATAGAACCGAGTTCTATAAGTTTACAACAAATTTTATACATAACCGATTACTCCTTGTTTTAAGAGTTAAATACAGACATTTGCTTAAATGGACGATACTCTGTTACACGGTAATAGTATTGAGTCGCATTCGCTCTAGTATAATCACGACCACAATCATATTCAATAATATCAATGAGCACACGGCCTGTCGCAGTAAGTTTAGTATAGTTATCAGATGTCGTAGTAGCCGATATTGAAAGAGATTGACTTAAATAATCGGGATCTATATTAAGTGGAGACACAGTTGAAATAGATGAGAACACATTACTTAAATTCAGTGTGTGAACGCCAGTAGCCTCCGTTTGACAGCTTCCGCCACTTGCCGTAGCATAAACCTGAATATATCCGTGTCCGGTAGGCAAAGTCACCGAACCAGATTTGCTGAACTGTACAAAATATGTTTTACCATCTATTTCAAGCATTGCGTTCGAATATTTAGATTCCCATGTATAAGACCTACTACTAAGACCCCAAGCGGTTTTTTGAAATACAGATAGAGAATCTGTTCCTATCAAATTAACGGAAAGTTTAAGTTTTGAAGTATTGATATAAGGATTGTTAATACCTCCACCACCGCTACTTGAAACAGAAACCCACGTACCATCGCCACGTAAGAAAGACGATTGTTTACCAGCCGCTGGAGCCGGAACGAGACCGGATGAACCAGCCTTCGTAGCCGTAGCTCCTGACATTACAGAATAAGTTGTATTGGTATCTTGCGTTTTGATCGTTCCTGTTGTCCCATCACCTTTGGTATAAGTAATGGTTTGTCCAGAAACCGAAAGACCTTTAATGTACGTCGATGTAATCGTTTGACCTTTGCTGTCTTTCGTAGCAGTAGTCGCAGTGGTCGCAGTGCTAGTATTCCCACTAATCGAGTTCTTCAACGTCACCAAACTGCTTACAACTTGAGTATAGCCGCTTGTGATGGCAGATTGACTACCTGCTGTAAAAGTGTTATACAAAGTCCACAAGGAATTCGAACGTGCTAAGCGAGTATTTTCTCCGATTACATCAAAAGCCCAACCGGAATATGCTTCGTCAACTTTGCACCATAATTCAGCTACAGCCGGACTTGTCGATGTGTTATGCGCTAAAATAAACTTTGAAACGTCAATTCCAGAACCTGCGACAAGCCAATGACAGGCACACGATTCGGAATATCCAGAACCATCTGTGCGGAGGTTGATAGTTAAAATACCTGAATGCGTAGCTGGATGAACACTAGACCAAGACTTATGCACATAAAAAGTAATATTTCGATCACCATAATGTTCACTAATAGAAACAGAAGCAACTTTATAATATACGTTTGTAGGGGTACTGGAATTTTGTCCAACAAATGCACCACGTCGTGTGACACTTGCTGTAGCATTTCCGGAACCGTCGAATGATGTTGAGCCTGTGACGTCACCGGAAAGCGCGATAGTACGTGCTGTAGCAAATTTGGTAGCGGTTGAAGCATTACCAGTTAAAGAACCGGAGAATGTGCCGGATGTAGTGCCAGTTAAAGTAAAACCGGTTGTGGAAGCAAGAATACGAGCATCATAATCTTTTGTATTGCCATCCGTGACATGAAAATCAAGGATTTTACCAACTTCCATTACGCCATCTGAGCCACTAATCAATGGAACAGTGCCCCAACTGTCGGTTCCTTTAGAACCCTCTAGCACGTTTTGATACGCTGCGGTACCAAGTTTCTTAACTATATCCGAAGATGATGTATTAATAATCCCGTTGGCCATAATAGTTCACCTCCTTTTTACGATGATATTTTTGACTCAAGCTCGGCAATTCTTACTTCCTGATCTAAAATTATATTAAGAAGTTCTGATTCAGAAACATTAACAGAAGGATCTTCTTCATATATTATATCGGCTTTTTCTAAGTCTACTAAATTACCATTATCGTCTACAACTGGTTTGACGTCACCGTTATATTGTTTAATTTTACTTTCTAGTTCTGATGGTATTTCATAATATCCGTCGGGAACATTGTCCTGACCCGATATTCGTTTGATAGCATAGAAGCCGTTTGGTTGAGGCACTTTTTCTATAAGAATCATATTACTATCTCCTTGTTGCGCTTATGATACTGATACGCCGCCATTGATATAATATTCATAGCAGGTTAAAAGGCCGTAGTTATTACTTCCTCCGAGCAACGTTGCTATATTACCACCATAGACGTTTAACGTATTGCCGCTCCAATATATATGGGTATTGCTAAAAGTTTTAGATTCACCGCTCGCATTTAAACCGGTAATCGTTTCGTTCCATAGCGAATGTGTGTAAACATCATTCGGTTTCCAACCGGGAACAAATACTGAATGAAATATACCCGGGGAGGAACCATTATAATAAATAGTATCGTATGCACCTACCATATAACTCTCTTGTATTAAAAAAACAAAATTAGGCCTATAACTAGAACCCTTCGTATCACAAGAAAAACTATACCAATCATCGCTAGTCACTTTTAGAGACGACACCGATGAAGTAAATGAAAAAGTATTTGCCGATTGAGCGGTGTTCTTCAACGTCACCAAACTGCTTACAACTTGAGTATAGCCGCTTGTGATGGCAGATTGACTACCTGCTGTAAAAGTGTTATACAAAGTCCACAAGGAATTCGAACGTGCTAAGCGAGTATTTTCTCCGATTACATCAAAAGCCCAACCGGAATATGCTTCGTCAACTTTGCACCATAATTCAGCTACAGCCGGACTTGTCGATGTGTTATGCGCTAAAATAAACTTTGAAACGTCAATTCCAGAACCTGCGACAAGCCAATGACAGGCACACGATTCGAAATATCCAGAACCCTCTGTGCGGAGGTTGATAGTTAAAATACCTGAATGAGTAGCTGGATGAACATCAGACCAAGACTTATGCACATAAAAAGTAATATTTCGATCACCATAATGTTCACTAATAGAAACAGAAGCAACTTTATAATATACGTTTGTAGTGGTACTGGAATTTTGTCCAACAAATGCACCACGTCGTGTGACACTTGCTGTAGCATTTCCGGAACCGTCGAATGATGTTGAGCCTGTGACGTCACCGGAAAGCGCGATAGTACGTGCTGTAGCAAGTTTGGTAGCTGTAGAAGCGTTACCACTCAACGCACCTTTGAACGTTGTCGCGGTAAGTTGTCCAGCTGTTGTATCAAGATATACACCAGTATCAAAAACTTGTGTACCGGTGTTTGTTGTTGCAGACGTTGTTCCTGTCACATAAGCTTTAGTAGTCGTAGCTAAGGTGCTAGTGACTTTAGTATCGGTATTAGTTGGAGCGTAGAGTTTAGTAGCAGTCCCATTAACAGTGATAGTACCTACTTGAGTACCGCTTGTTAAACTTTGAGCCACACTTACACTATCAGCGCTAGATGTGATACCATCAAGCTTGCTCTTATCCGATGCGCTCATCAGACCTGCTGCGGAAGTTGTTGCGGCTGAATAAGTCGTCACATCATCAGTATATGCAACTTTTTTCCAAGGACCGTAGCCGCCAGAACTCGTATCCCGATGACTACGATAATATAAACGCTCGGTAGTATTATCAGTTCCCGACCAGCCTAATAGAAGTTGACCAGCGCCACTTCCGCAAGCAGTAAGAACATTACCATATTTTGTTGGTGAATTAGAATCGTTATATGTTTTATATAAATTCAGTCCTGTTGGGGCGTTTGCTGATGGAGAACCAGCTATTGATGCTGCTTCTAATGTAATACGGTCAGAGTGTACCTGTAAACTCGTAGCCGTAGTAGCATTACCGCTCAATGCACCTTTAAACGTTGTAGCTGCAATTTGACCAGCTGTCGTATCAAGGTAAACACCAGTATCAAAAACTTGTGTACCGGTGTTTGTCGTTGCGCTCGTTGTGCCCGTTACATAGGCTTTAGTGGTCGTCGCAAGCGTGTTGGTAACTTTAGTGTCGGTATTAGTCGGAGCGTAGAGTTTAGTAGCAGTCCCATTAACAGTAATAGTACCTACTTGAGTACCGCTTGTTAAACTTTGAGCCACACTTACGCTATCGGCACTTGCTGTAATACCGTCAAGCTTGCTCTTATCCGATGCGCTCATTAGACCCGCTGTGGAAGTCGTTGCAGCAGAATAGGTCGTATCCTTTGTTGTAACTGTTCCGGTCGTACCATCACCTTTAGTATAAGTGAGGGTAGTGCCAGAAGCGGAAAGACCTTTAATGTATTCTGACAAATCAACAGTCGTGTCATCCAACAAAACCATTTCGTTATCTACCAACGCATATATATCGTAATGCGAGGTTTCAGAGTTCATCACTAAATATAATACGTTGGTTTCAGCATCGGCCACATCCGGAACCGAGTCAACTTTTTTATAACTAGCGTGACCTGAATTACTTATAGCGGTATCAATAGCTTTTGTTACTTGTGAACCTGTCTGATAATCAGAATCATTAGTCAATTCACTTGTCTTTGTTACACCCGTAGCACCAATATCCGAAAGAGACCATGTTACGTCTTCTGATCCATCGAATGTTTTTCCGGTATTACCAATAGTCAGCGTATGTGCCGTAGCAAGTTTAGTAGCAGTATCGGCAACAGCGGGAGTATTCCATGTACCATCACCGCGTAAAAACATCTCTTGCTGACCAGAAGAAGGCGCAGGAACGAGACCGGACGCACCAGCCGCAGAAGACGTCGCACCCGACATATCAGAATATGTGGTATCATTATCTTGAGTTATGATCGTTCCGGTCGTACCATCGCCTTTAGTATAAGTAACAGTCGTGCCATCAACGCTCAAATCTTTAATATACGTAGCCGTTATGACTTGCTCGGCTGAATCTTTAGTTGCTTTTTCGGCTTCTTCTATCACACCCGATACGGTAGCGGGAGTAGCCCACGTACCATCACCACGTAAAAACATCTCTTGCTGACCAGAAGAAGGCGCAGGAACGAGACCGGACGCACCAGCCGCAGAAGATGTTGCACCAGACATATCAGAATATGTGGTGTCATTATCTTGGGTTGTGATCGTTCCGGTCGTGCCATCGCCTTTAGTATAAGTAACAGTCGTGCCATCAACGCTCAAATCTTTAATATACGTAGCCGTTATGACTTGCTCGGCTGAATCTTTAGTTGCTTTTTCGGCTTCTTCAACGATTCCACTTACAGATGTTGGATTAGCCCACGTACCATCACCACGCAAAAACAACTCTTGCTGACCAGAAGAAGGAGCGGGAACGAGACCCGCAGATCCTATAGTAGATGTTGTTGCGCCAGACATATTTGGAATGGTGATAGTATAAGTAGAATTATCACCTTTTGTATAAGTTATAACAGCACCAGAAATGGACAGATCTTTAATATAATCGTCCATGTCAGTAACCGTATCGTCGATTAACACCACTTCATTCTCGACTTTAGCATAAATATCATAATGGCCCGATTTATCATTCATAACCAGATACATTACGTTATCTTCTGCTTCATCTACAGTTGGAATTGAATCGGCGACTTTAAAAGACGCATGACCCGTAGAAGCAATGGCTGATTCGATTAAAGTCTGAACTTCAGCCTTTGATTGATATTCACTATCGTTGGATAGTTGACTAGTCTTAGTTGGCACACCAATATTAACAGTCTTATCATTAACTATTAAGACTGTGCCATTGACCTTAATAGTATCTATGACGTTAGATTCGCCACCCATTTGTTCAAGTGCCTTAATACGAGCATCGCTAACCTCTTTATCATCGCGATATGTTGTATTTAAAACATAGCCCGACTTCACTTTTTCAGCCAACGCTTTAACATCCGCTTGTCGGGCAGTTTTCTCGGTGTTATATGACATAAGTGTATCTCCTATCTGTTAAAAACCAAAAACCTCTGTTAACATTTCTGCCGTTTCTGCATCAGTCGTAACTGTCTCTTCGACGACATCGTTAGAGTCAACCGAAATTAGACCACTAGTATCGACATCAATATTGTTTCCAATCATAACGAGACCCAACGTTGTCCTAGTAGCAGGGGGCAATGTCGTCAGAGCTCCTTCGCTGCTATCATTAGCATACAATAATGCTATATCGGCGCCAATATCAGCGGTTGGTATTTTCTCTGCCCAAAAACGAACTTTATCGAATAAAGTTTCTGTTGTTGAACAAATATTAGCAGCACTTGCAATTTCTAAATCTTCCTTATCGATTGAAGTACTAGAATAAAAATTTTCGTCAACGCCTGCAATCGTCACATCGTTCTGATACGGATAATCGGCGTCGCCGCTAGCTACCCATTTATTCTTTTTAATAGTGACCGAAGCAATATAAACACCGCTACTAACAATTTGAATCGTATCCGCTATCTTAGTAGCCTCGGCGGCCGCTTCTTTTGCAACATTAGCGCTGTTTTCAGCACTGGTAGCCGCCTTTTCAGCAAGTTCGACATCGCCTTCAATGGATTCGGCATATTTCTTTGCAAGTGCTGCGTTTTCGCTGGATGTTTTTACTGCTGCGGTTGCATTGGTTTCGCTAGTCTTGGCATTCGTTTCACTAGTCTTAGCTGCTTCAGCATAGCTCTTAGCATTGGCTTCACTATTTTTAGCAGCTTCTACATTTTTTGCAACAGCCGCTGCTTGTTCTTTTGCAATATTAACCTGTTGTCCGATAGCTATTACAAACTGTTCGTACCAATCTGTACCCGGTTGAGCTATGCCACCAGATAAGTCAAGACCATCATGTATTGTATACTCAACATACAGATCTTTAAGCAAATACGGCATCTCATCGCCTTCGACAAGATACGCATAAGGCATCACTTTAAGTGTACCCGTATACGCTGTCGCGGCTTTTGGGATTAACCAACCGAATTGAATATATGTGTCATTCGCCTTGACATTAACAGCCATTTGGTTGTCACCATCGCCGTCAACATCATCGCGTTCCCAATGTATACAGATAGTTCTCTTTGTAAGATCTATTCCATCTTGGTATCTTTCGGTTTGAAATAACACATATTGAGAACGATGATCACCACGAACAGATATTTCCTCAGTCATATCGCCGATCTTTCGATTAGTGATTATAACTGGGCCATAATCATCTACATATTCGTTCTGCTCGTACCCACTTACCGTTACAAAATCGTCCGCCCCGTCGGAGGCAGCAGAATTAAGCAATTCATCAAGTGTCGCCATAAAAATGTTACCTCCAAAACATTGTTAAGTATCTTGAAATATTGTTATTACATTTGTTTTTATTCGTGATTTGTCTTTTCCCTGACCGATTATCTGCATTTTAAAACTCTTACGTGTAAGCACAGAAGCAGGAATAACGCAAGTATCGTTCGTAATCAAAACGTTTTCGACGTTTTTTCTCTCTGTAAAAACAGCTACTTTGGTTAACGATTTCCATTCCATTCCGAAATGAAATCGAGCTTGAAGATAACTATCTGACCCAGAGACTATTCCGGAAAAATCGCATTTATCACTTTTTTCAAGATTTTGTTTATCAACAACAAACAATAATGTTCTCATTCTTCATTCTCCTCATAACTTGGATCAACCTCAACGTTCATTCGCCATTCAAATTCTCGGATAGATTGTTGCATGGCGCTGAGTACTGATGACGATAACGATGAAGAATCAAACACAATACGAACTTTCATGTAAATATAATTTTGAATCGTCCCAAGCATCGCTTCATTATCTGTAAAATCACTCCAAATAGAGTTTAAATCAGTAATAGAAAAACCTTCGGTTGGTCCAACTCCTAATTGTTTTAGAGTCATGAATGCCGCATTAATAAAAACAATAATATCAGTATCGAACGATGTATCTTCGCTCGTAATTCCGAGCATCTTTTTTATTGTATCAAGTATACTATCATCCATGCTCGTTTCCTCCAAAAATTAAGTATTACTTTCTATAGTATAATTAGGAAGACTTGTTTTACTAATGCCATTATCATTAACAGTTCCAGTAAACGAACTAGATACCCATTGAGCCTCCGATAATAGCGGCTCTATATCGATAGTTTCATCAGAAAAACTTATCTCTTTTTCTCTACAAATTACGCAGCACTTCCACGAACCGGCATATTTTGTGATAGCCTTAGTAATAGATACTTTATTACTACTTATCGGCAATACAACTATTTTTAATCCCGAATCAGTTTGTAAAGATGCTATAAAGTATTTATGCAGACTACTACATACATCGGGAAAACTAAATGCCAAATCGCGCACTAAGTTTTCGTATCTGTTCCCACATACTATAGTCTCAGTCGTTGTATAACCCTTATAATCAAAAGTTATAGTGTTCGAAGTATATAACGCCATAGCAATTTCCTTTCTTTAACAATTTTTCCAAGGACAAGTATCGTTAGGTCTACGATCGACCACTTTTTGAAAAGATACGTAATCCGCATTGCCATAATGTATTGCGTTATGCGTATCGTAACTTACACAAATAAGGTTTTCCGGGTCAAGAACGCAGTCGTTGAGAACAGCTAAATCCTCTAACGTAATAGGATTCAGATGGTGAATGAGGACACGACCTTGTATCTCGTAACCCGGAAAACCCAAGTCACATCCATTGTCTCGGAGTATAATTTTTGTTCGCAGATCCTTCCACTCACGAGAACGGTAGAACTGTTGATTCAAATATCGGTTAGCACCGAAAGTCTCTCCAGCAACGGAACCGTGCAACTTCAAATAATTAAAACGTTCTTCCCAGCTAGGATAATGCATGAGCTCAGTATAGGTTCGGATCATCACTAGCATCAACGAGGCCCGAATAAGACCGCATCGCCTCGATTGCCTTGTTATAGAGCTCTTCTGTGTGCTTTGCAGAGGCCAATGCTTCGGTCTTTGCATTATATAGTTTCGCTTGGCTCTCTAAGATCAGCATCTCTTTCTGCTCGCGCTGGGAACCGAGCTTGAGAAAATATACAATCTCTTGGGCAGTAGCTTCTCCACGATCGATCCGTTGCTCGGCTAAATCATACGCCTTATTAATAAGACGACGTTGACGAGCATCTTGATTGAGATCTGGAGGAGTAGCGAACGTTAAGTCTTCTGGATCGATCCACTCTTCGGGGGCTATGTCTTCGGGAGGGGCTGACTCTTTAATTTGTTGTCTTGGCATAATATTATGTCTCCTTTATCGTTTTTTTTTTTTTTTTTTGTATCTTCTTTCATGATGCGCAGCGACTTTGAGAGAATGTTAGATGAACTGATTCGATTCAATTCTCATAGCCGCAAAGAATTGAAAGGAGGAACATACCATGACGCGCTACAAAAACTTTTAGGAGGCAAGTTTTATGTCCAACTGCGCATCATGAAAGAAGATACAAATACTTAATAGCAGATTCAAACGGTCTAGGTGGAAACCGTGGCGCATGGCTAAGGAGACAAAACCTTGCTTTTAGTAAAGAACCTAGGCCGCTTGGATCTGCTATTAAGTAATGTATCATCGTGTTTTAGGGCAAAAAATTAATAGTCGTGTGCAGTTTAGCAGGGAATCCACAACTGTTTGAATCCGATCATAGCGAGTTCTATTATAGCTTCAAAATCCCTTTTATCGGATCTCTACACCTTTCTCTATACTTTTCACACAACTACTTTCCGATAGAGCTCGGGATTATACAGAACGATCTCGTCAATCGCTCTGTTAATCTCAGCTCTATACTCTTGTTTGCTCATTGCGTCATTTGTTTTCGCAATTCGATCGAGATATGCGCAGGAGTTGTATCCTAGACGCATATCCTCCCTCAGCCACTGATCGAACTGAGTCGCAGGGCTGTAAGGATTATCTACAGTCGTAATATACGCAGTCAAAGAATACTCACCTCTTTTTAGCCTTTCTCGATTTTGTAAATTGTCGAAGTCGACACGCCTGTTTGCTTTGCGATCTCAGCAGCAGTAAAGCCTGCATTACGTAAAGCCTTAATTCGAGCAATCTTAGCCTCAGATAGCTTGTTAACTTTTGGCATCGCAAGCTGCTTGATTCGAGTGCTGTCACCATAACGCATAATCTGACGAAGATTTGTGGCGGAGATAGCATGATTTTGAATCGCTTCCCACTCACGATCCGTGATGTCAAAGTTCTTCGAATTCTTGCCGCTAGCTCCGACCTCCGCACGTGCCTCCTCAATAAGACGTGCAGCAATCTTAGTTTCGTGTTCAGCATCAAGCTCAGGATCAGCCTCTTTAATTCGCTTGAGTCTAGCGTTATATAGTGCGATCGCTCTACGCTCTTTCGGCGCATTAGCCGCTGCAATATGCAACTTCTCGTTAAGGGAATCGACCTCGGTCTGATACTTCTTCGTCATCTCGGGATTACGTTTTGCGTCTTTCGTATTTTCGGCTTCTTTACGAGCTTCATTTGCTAGAGCACGCATCTTGTTCGCGTACTCGGCATAAGCGTTCTCGGGAGTCGTGCCTGAAGAAAGTTTGTAAGCATCGCCAACATACTCCATGATTGGAATATTGGTCTTGGCTTTCGTGTCTTGAACCTTAGATTCATCGACATCAACTTCGACAGTTGACTTCTTGCCGGTCTCTTTGTCCTTAACGGACTTCTTATAAAACCACGTACCATCTTTTCGCTGATACACAGCATGAGTGCCATCAGTCTTATAAGTACGACCAGAAAGTTCATAACTTACTTCGCCAGTCTCAGGATCAATCTTCGGCGCACCTGTACGCTCATCGACTGCAACAGTCTGCTTGCGACGAGATAATAGGGTAGAAGCACCGCTATTCTTGTATTCGCCAGACACAACGTCGTAATGCTCTTGCCATTTTGATTTAAGCTCGGCAATACCGTTGTCTTTCTCAGACTGCTGGTAATCAAGTCGGTGCTTAGGTGCATCAATAACAACCATCGAATGCTTAACCGCACGTGCAAGCTCATCGTCAGGAGCGCCACGAAGCGTCATGTCGGTAATAAGATTCGAAACGACACCCATCTGCTTTTGCTTTTGGTCCTCGCTCATAACCTTAATGCCATCGCGATACGGATACGCAGTCTTCGGATCGAACATTGTGCCGTCATCGTTTTTAAGATCTTTCAAAACACCGCGAGTGCTAATATTGACTCCGTTCTTGCCGGTTGGAATAACAACGACAGTGTCTCCATCGAAATCGGCACCAGAAAGTCTCGCCGCGACCTTAGCATTAATACCGACCGCATCGACTGCATTACCGAGCCTAGACTTCGCAGCCGGGTTGTTATTATTAACCGTACAGACAGGGATCTCGAAAGTACCAGCGTGAGGATAGCGAACGAGAGCAACCTTCTCACCGTTTTCGAAGTTTGGAGCATAGATCTCGTTATAGCCGTCATCGTCTTCGTTCTTGAGCTCATCAACAGGCAAGATGACCTGCCACTTCTGACGAGGGAGTGCTGCTGCTCGAAGATGAACAGACGCTGAATCGCAGCTCCCAGCAAAATCCATCAGCTCGCTCTTACGGACAGTCGGATTCTCAAGTTTCTGAATCTCAGAAAACTGATCTGCATAATCCGCATAAGTCGCGTTGAGCTGAGAATTGATGAGCTTCATCGGTTGCTTCGAAAGGAACTGGCTCGACAGGTTATTGTTCTGATTCTCCCAGTCGCCCTCCCATTTGAGACGATTGACTACGCCAAGCTTATGTTCGCCGTTTGCATCATCGTAATAAACTTGACCGGCTGCTGTAATAGCTGCACCGAATGGGTTGTTGGGATCGTACTGATTGACCTTGATCGGTTTAAGAACTGTATTATCCTTATCGCCGCACATGGGAGTTCCGCTCTTCTTGTTAGTGTTAAAGACAACGTCTACACCATCCGGCAGGTTCTCGTTGTACATCGCCATGCCTTTCATATAGTGCGTGCCATTAACAAGGATTCGCACCTGTGCATAGTGTGAATCACCAAGCGAAACATCACCAACGCCAGGACGGATCTCGATGACGCCATCTTTCGAATCGCCACCTTGATCACCATAATTGATCATGACTCTGCTGGCATCAAGACTCGCAGGATACTGAAGCTTGTTGATCGTATTACCGCCATCTTCAGAATGGAAGTCGCCAAGCTGCTGAATCTTCGACGTGTCCTGATAGAGCTCGCGAGTCGTAATATCAGGCGTGTGCAGAACTGTAATGTTCGTGCGCTTACCTTTGTTGTTCGCTTGACTAACGCCGATGCCTTCGACGACATAATCCGGATACTCGGTTTGCAAAATCCAGAGCGCTTCTTCGAGAGTGCCTTTAGTACAACCCATCGCAAGCTCGGATTTATCGCCAACATCGATTGCGCCTTTAGCGTCAACTTCTTCTTTCAAAGCTTGCGCTATGTTAAAGGCTTTCTCTTTGTTGGACTTAGTGTTTTCGTTAAGCAGCGTTCGAACAGAAGAGTCATTCGAGTAGCCCATAATATCAGTAATCTCTTGAAGCGTCTTACCTTCTGCTCTAAGTTCTCTCGCTTGAGTCGCCAAAGCCTGACGCTCTTTGTGAGCAGCATACCGATATGCTCGACGATAGAGCGTCGAAGAAGCTTCGCCGTTCGCATACGTGAATCCCATCTTCTCAGCGATCTCCTTTTGGCTGAGTCCTTGGTCTTCGTAGCTCTTCATCTGTGCGAGAAGCTCTTTCGGGCTGGAAGTGTACGCACTTGACAATGCGCTGCGGAAAAATCCAGCAGATGCATTACCATTCTTATCAAGAAATCCGAGCCGCTGTGCGATCTCTAAGTCAGATAGACCTTCCTCTTGCAAAGCTCTCGTTTGAGTCAGAAGTGCGTGGGGGTCATGTTGAAACG